ATACAGACGAATTAGTTGAAGAAATTAAAAACAGATACCCAGATAAAAAGATACTAATATACCCAGACCCAGCTGGAGCACAAAGAAAGACTTCGGCTAATGGTAGAACAGATATCTCAATATTACAAAATGCTGGATTTATAGTTAAACACAGAAAGAAACATCCAGCAGTAAGAGACAGAATTAATGCAGTTAACTCGGCATTGAAAAGCAGTGGTAATGTAGTAAAGATTACTATTGACCCTAAATGTAAACAGATTATCGATGGTTTACAAAAACAAACATACAAAGAAGGTACACAAATTCCTGATAAGGATTCGGGCTACGATCATATGAACGACGCTATAGGTTATATGATTGAGTTTATATATCCTATTAAAAGGGATATACCAGTGCTAAGACCCAATGAGGTGTGGGGCGTGCAGACTTATTAACATAAATACACAAACAGGTAGTTTATTATGGCATATACAAAAGAAAGTTTAGAACAAACACATGAGATGTATCAACATCTCGCTGAGGAATGGCTGTTTTATTACAATAGTTACAGAGGCGGATATGCATATAAGTCACAAGACTATTTGGCAAGATATGTGTTTGAAACTGGCGACCAGTACAACAAGAGAAAAGAACAAACACCACTAGATAATCATTGTAAATCAGTTGTACAAATTTACAACTCATTTATATTCCAAAACGAACCAGTAAGAGAATTAGGCCCATTAGCTAATGACCCAGTAGTAGACAAGTTCTTGCAAGATGCAGATAGAGAAGGTAGAGGTTTTAATAACTTCATGAAAGAAGCATCTATATTAGCAAGTATTGTTGGACATTCGTGGATTATAGTTGATAGACCACCAGTAGAGTTAACAACTAGGCAAGACGAATTAGACCAAGATGTAAGACCTTATGTTAGTGTAATGAACCCACTTAATGTAATTGATTGGGAATATACAGCAATGGATAATGGATCCAAGATGTTAACTCACTTAAAAGTAAAACTAGCTGAAAACTTGTACAAGTGTTACTACCCAACACACACAGATACAATTCGTGTTGAAGAATACGATGGGCAGGAAGAACAAGTATTTGTCGAAACTGTTGAAAATCCATACATGAAGATTAATGCTGTTTGTGTGTACGCACAAAGAGATAGTGTGCCCGGTATTGGAGTAAGTGATATTAACGATATTGCAGATATGCAAAAAGCAATATTCAACGAGAATAGTGAGATTGAACAAATTGTTAGATTAAGTTCACACCCATCACTTGTTAAAACAGCAGAAACACAAGCAGGTGCTGGTGCTGGTGCAATTATCCAAATACCAGATGACATCTCTTCAGAAACAAAGCCTTACTTACTACAACCTAATGCACAATCACTTGATAGTATTAGAGCAAGTATTAAAGACAAAGTTGATTCAATTAACAAGATGGCAAATGTAGGTTCAATTAGAACTGCAGAAGTTAGTCGCATGTCTGGTGTTGCAATGGAAACAGAATTCCGTTTATTAAATGCAAGACTAGCAGAGAAAGCAGACCAACTAGAACTTGCTGAAGAACAAGTGTGGGAATGCATCGCAACAATGATGGGTTATTCAAACGAAGATATTAATATACAGTACCCAGATTCATTTGATGCACACGACACACAAAACGATTTATTGCTTATTGAAAAAGCACAAACACTTACTAGCAATACTAAGATATTAGGAAAGCTAGAAGAGAAATTAGCGAAGCTTATGATTGATACAGAGGACTTACAAGGTATTTTAGACGATATTGACGAAGATACTCTAGTGCAGGAAGAACAATCGCTAAATACAACGACTACTCCGTAAAGGAGGTTTTTATTAACTCAATTCATTAAGAGGTAAAACAAATGACTGAACCGACAGTAAATGAGGCCGCAATAGAAGATACTGAAACTTCTTTAGAACAAAATCAGGTAGAGAAGACTTTTACTCAAGACGAGGTTAATAAGTTAATTACTCAAAGAGTAGACAGAGAACGCAACAAGTACGACAAAAAGTACGGTAGCATCGATGTTGAACATTATGAGAAACTTATAGCTCAAGAAGAGAAGAAGGCTTTAAATGAAAAGAAAGCAAGAGGTGAGTTCGATTCTATCTTGAAAGAAACTGTAACAAAGAAAGATGCAGTTATTTCAAACTTAGAGCAAGAACTTAGAAACATTAAGGTTAATGGTGCTTTGTTAAACGAAGCAAGTGCTAGAAAAGCAATTAGCCCAGAGCAAGTAGTAAGACTACTTGGTGATAGGGTTAAACTTAATGCAGAAGATGGTCAGGTTGAAGTATTAGATGATACTGGTAAACCTAGATACACAGAGGCAGGTGATTTAATGGGAGTCCATGAATTAGTAGGAGAGTTCCTACAATCAAACCCTCACTTTGTACAAGCAGGTCCAAAAGGAGCTGGAACATCAAATGCAATGAGCGCACAGCAACCAGTAAGTAATGGGTTCGACCTTGAAGCTTTAGATATGAACAATCCCGAAGATAGAGCAAAATATAAAGAAGCTCGTGTTAGGGGTTTAATTTAAATTTAATAGGAGAATATCATGGCAAATGAATATCTATCAGGTTTTTCACTAGAATCACTAGTGACACCTACAAAGGCAGCGGCTTTGTATACTGCACAAGAACAAAGTCTTTTTCTTTCTGGTCAATTAGTACCAATTATTAATGTTGGCGCAGGTTCTGCATCAGCACAAGTTCCATTACTAGGCGAAGTAGATGCAACTGAATACACAGATGATTCGGCAACCACAGACCTTCCAGCACAAGTAATTACAGATACTAACAACTCAATTGCAGTTAACCCAATTGGTTCTCGTTCTGTAGTTAGAAATGCACACGGTTTGGACCCACAAGAGCTTGGTCGTGTACTTGGTAACGCTGTTGCTAAGAAGTTTGATACAGTAGTACTAACTGCAATGGCAACTGACTTTACTGATTCAACTACTGATTCAGTTCCAATGACAGCAGACTCAGTGTTTGATAGTGTTGAGCAAATTAGAAGTGCTGGTGAAATGGGTCAATTATACGGTATCCTTTCAACTTCAGAAGCTACTGCTTTAATGAAAGCAATCTACGGTGATGGCAACCTTGCAGGTGGTGACTTCCAAACTGAAGCATTGCGTAACGGTTATGTAGGTACTTTTGCAGGTGTGCAAATGTTCCAATCAGCTTTAGTTCCTAGTGGACATTCAGGTTTCATCTTTGGTAAAGACGCGGCTCGTTTAGCAATTGGTCAAACTTTACGCATTGATGCTGAGCCTCGTTTAGCGGCTATGGGTTACGACTTAGTAGCACACATGGCTGGTGGCGCTGGTGTTGTTGACGCAACTCGTGGTATCCAGTTAGTTAACGTTTAATTAGGTATATAGATATGTCCTTCATAACAGAGAACAGTACAATCACAAGTTTTGCAAACTATCAAGATGTTGTAAACATGGATGAACGTTTGTTTGCTAAACATGAAGGCATTTCGCAATACGACATAATAAACTTTCTTAAGAGAAGTACAGACAGAATACTTACAAAACTTAAAGCCACTGATTGGTGGGAAACAGTTAGTGGGTATTCTGTACTGCGTCCAGATCTAGACAAAGATAAAATTATAGCTAGACAAGACGATTTTAGTGATATGTGTGTTTACTTTGCAATGTACACATACATTTTACCTAGATTATCTCACTTTGAAGAAGGTAGTGACGGACTTAACAAGATTAGGTACTACAGAAGTTTGTACAACGACATTTTTGAAGAACTATTAGTTGATGCTGATTGGTATGACAAAGATGACGATGGTACAATTGAAGCTACTGAAATACATAATCAAACATTACCAAACTTGCATTTAGAACGATGAGAGATTCGATTATACAACATCTAAAGACACAGGACTTAGGAGCTTACAAACTAAGTGAGAGACTACCTTGGTCAGAAGATGATAATCAACTTTACGAACTAAATCCAAAGGTAATATATGTTGACGAAGCACAAACAGATGAAGAAACTTTAGTAGAGATTTTAAATGGCAGCGATGTTGTTAGAAAGATCACTGAAGTTAATTTATATGTCGTTAACGATGCTAAAACTTTACCGCAAGACTACGATACAGTTAAAGATATTTTAATTGATGCAAAGAACACTGCATTGATAACAGATGCTTACGAAAGAGAAGTTGATGTTAAAACATCATTTAACGATGATGCAATTGTTACAAATATTTTGTATCGTTTTGCGCAAATAACATAGGAGAATAATGTGGCTTATATAAATGTAGCAGGCACAGGTAACTTTGCTACTATTGATATCGCATATGCTGGCGAACTATCAACTGGTACTGTTGGAACAGACATTATCAGAATTGCAGGTTTGCAAGATATCACTATCAATAATAGTAATGGACAGTTTCGTTGGAAACAACTAGACTCAACAAGTGAATACGCAGTATCAACTACAGCAACAAACCAAGTAACATTTAATATGGTACTTGACCCAGATGACTGGCATGGTGATTCAGGTGGATCAGAAGCAGTAGCAGATGGTGTTTGGAAACTTAGTAATGATAAAACTGAAATCGATATTAAAGTGTGGTACCAAGGTACTTCAGGAAACTATATAACTGCAACAGGTTATATTACAGGGCTTTCGCCAACTGTTAATCCTGATGCACCAGTTTGGGTAACACCAGTTACTATTGATATTTCAGGTAGCTTTACAGCAGGTTCGTAAACCTTAGGTTTATAAACCCTCGAGGGGACTACATGTCCCCTTTTCGAGTGATGAGATTTGAAGATTTAACAGATGAAGAATTGCTTCAGTCACTTGAAGCAGAAATAGCAAAGTCAAAGAACGAACTAGATGATGTTGAAAAAACAGTTGACAAAATAACATCTAGATTAGGATTTGGACTTGCACTTGTACATTTTTTAAAAGAAAGGATTAACAGATGAAATTAGCAGACTTAGCAGATAAACCAAAACTAGTAAAAGTAGAAGTAGATTCAAAAGAAATTATTGAATTATATGATGAACCATTAGAGTTTTACACATGGGATAGACAACCTATTAAAAACTTTGTAAAACTTGCAAATGCAGATGCAGAGAACTTCGAACTAATGATGGATACAGTTTCGGATTTAATATTCGACGAAGATGGCAACAAGATTCTCGATGATGGCGCAACATTACCGAATGCAGTAATGATACAAGTAATCAGTAGGGTTGTTGAAACTTTGGGAAAGTAACCAAATCGGAATTAACTCCAGAAAGTCCGGAGTTAAGTGCTGTTTTAATGTTGGACACATTAGCTACCCGATATAGTAAATTACCCAGTTATATTTTAGAAAATGCTAATACTCTTGACTTATATGTAATGGATGTTGCATTAAGTTTTGAGCAATACCAGCATAAAAAGGACTCAAAGAATGTTAGTGATCAGTATGATATAAATACACTTGAGTCAATAGTTAAGCAGGTTAAACATGGCGAGTAAAGTTGTATATAAAGATAACTTCGACAAAAATCTAGATAGAATGATCAAAGAACTTCCAGACATTCTTGATGATGCTTACGACTATTTAAAATCAATAACACCTTATAAAACAGGTAATGCACGAAGAAACACTAAACAAATAGGTGATGATATTCATCTAGATTATGACTATGCAACGTTTAGTGGACCCGATGAAGGACTAGATGAAGGACGAAGCAGTCAAGCACCATTAGGTATGACTGATCCTACAACAGACTACATCAATAAACGTGTAAAAAAATGGGTAAAGAAGCATGGCTGATATAAAATATAAGTTAAGTCTCTCAGCGAACAGCGCACTAAAGACATTAAAGAACACAAAAAAACAACTAAACGATACACACAAACAAGCCAAAAAAACAGGTAAATCGTTTACAGCACTTAAAGCCGCAATAACAGGTGCAAGTGCCGCATTAGCAGTAAATTTTGTTAAAAACAATATTGCTGCCGCCGATGCATTAGGTAAAGTAGCAAACAAAACAGGTTTTGCTATAAGTGCATTACAAGAAATTAGATATGCCGCTGAGTTAGCAGGTATGTCAGCTATGCAGTTAGACACATCATTACAGCGATTCAGTAGACGAGTTGGTGAAGCAAGTAACGGTTCTGGTGTATTAGCAAAAGACTTAGAAGCACTTGGTATTGAATTCAAGAACCAAGACGGTAGTATGCGTGACATTAATTCTGTATTCATGGATTACATGACTGCAATTGCTGGCGCTAGTAGTGAACAAGAAAAACTAAGACTAGCAGTAGCCGCCTTCGACATGGAAGGTGCGCAAATGGTGAACATGCTAACAGATGGTATTGGTGGGTTTAGAGAATGGCGTAAAGAAGCACGAGCATTGGGCATTATAGTTGATGAATCTACAATTCAAACCGCAACAGAAGCAAACGACGCTTGGCTTAAAGTTAGAAAACAGTTTGAAGCAATATCAATAGAAGTTGCAGGTAAGTTAGCACCAAA